AACATCACACCTTCACCGAGAAGAGATTCTGCAATTTTTCCCATAGGAGTGGAAAGAATTTTTGCTCTTCCTCTAAAATTATCTCCAACTCTCTCTAAACAAACAATTTTATGAGAAACTCTATCAAGATTCAAAGAAGGACCATCAGGGTGTCCTAGTTCTCCAAGAGCACGACCTTTTTGAATATAATTTTCATTATATCTTTTGACTTCTCTTTCAAGAGTTCTCATTTCATAGAGACGCTTGTTTCTGTTTGGTTTGTTTGCTTGAAGAAAAATACCTTCAATAAAAAGAGACTTTTTACCGTTGGTTTCTTCAACAATAACCTTAACCTTTTCGATTTCTTCTGTGATAAGTTTCATTGGATTAACCACCTGCGATTTGAATTTCTGTGATGTGAAGTTTTCCACTTGCCCCAAAAGCAGCAACTTTTGTTGTTCTTCTTAAAACACCAGTGGAAGTAGTTACTGGACCTTGAGATGAAGTATTCCAAGTAAGAGTAATAACTCTATTAAATCCACCTGTTCCTGCACTGTTTGTTGCGTTTACTGAAGCAACAGTTGCTGCTGTTGTGTTGATACCTGATGGAACAACACCAGTAAGTTCAACAATATCACCAGCAGAAAAATCAGAGAAAGTACCTTCTGGTAAAGTTACAACAGTGGTAGTTCCAGTAGTTACACCAACAATAGTTTGAGTAATTGCTGTTTCTTTTAAAATGAGTTCAGTTCCTGCTTTAACAAAAATACTAGCACTTGTAGTAGTACTAATCGTTGGAGTTGGAGCAACCTCAACATAAGCATCTTGTTCTGGAACAATTCTCAAAAAACCAGACCTCAAAGCAATTGGATTACTGGTTACTGCTGCACCAGTCATCGTCAATGGTGTAATTTTTTGTACAATCTTATATACGGACATTGTAATAATTGGACTATATTAGTTATTTAGTATTTCTTGCAAGTTCTAAATGAAATTTTAAGTACTCATAACTCAATAAATCTCTCTCCATCTAATAGAAACTCCAACATTAGTGCTGGTGTCACTTATATTACTTACACGAACTGAAAAAATTTCTGAGTCTGTTGCATCAAAATTTTGTGTTAGGAAATTTTTCTTAGATGTAGGTCCTGATTGAGCATCTACAGTTGTTGCTGATGGTTTTTGTGAGTTTTGACTTTCTCCCGCAACATAACCACCCATAAAATCTTCAAAATATGCTGTACTAATTCCAGTTGAAGATGCATTATATTCAACAACCGATTCAGTATTCTCTGACTCCCAAGTTCCTGTTGTATTAATTCCAACCGAACTCCTAAATTTTAGAACTTCATATTTTACATTTCCTCCATTACTAAACACAGAAACATCTTCAAGTTTTACTGTTGCTCTATTTGGATAACCTTTAAATGTATTTTTGAGTCTAATATTAATGATTGGAACTGTACTGCCAACACCAACAGTTCTGAGATTTGTTGTATGTGAAAATTCTCTACCTGCCTCTACATATCCACCTTCACTCATTACAGTAGAACAAATTTGAATAAAGGAACCACCAGCACCTACTTGTGCTCCAGTATTTCTAACTTCACATCTTACTGGAAGATTTGGATTAGACATATAAACTGTTGGAATGTGATTTGCATTATAAAATTCGTGACAGACAACATTCTTGCCATCAAGTGCAAATCCACAACGAACTCTACCAACACCTAACCATTCAAAGTCAGTAAAGAATAATTGAGTTTTAGTAACATCTAATGTAAATCCAGAAGGATCTAGACCTGTTAATCTATCTTTATTCCATTCAGATTGAGTAACTCTTCTATCTGAAGCAATACCAGTTACATAGGATCTAATTACAAAACTTAAAACTCCATCTGGTGCTTGCTCAAAGAAAATGCCATCTCTGTCATCAAAGTATCCAGTTCTCTTATAAACATTTTGTTGTGCCGCACCAAAATTAAATGTGGAGAAAATCAATTGAGATTTTCCAGGCATATAATGATGATATCTCTTTGTCTGGTGAATAGTATATCCATTAGTGCTGACACCAGACTGCAAAATTGCTGCTGCTTGATTGACATCAAAAGTTATAGTTGCACCAGTGCCTACTTTGACATCTACAAAGTCTGGATCAATAGCATAAAGATGCTTATAATCTCCAAGAGTATATGGATTTGATGTTCTTAATCTACCAAAAGCATCATCTTCGGGTTTCCACGGATTATATAAGTGTGACATTAAACTACCCTCCAACCGTTTCTATAAACAAAAGTAAGTGAACCAAAATCATATGCAAGAATTGCTCTATCCCGTCCGTCAATTTTATCTGAACCTGATGGAAGGATTGTGATATATCTATTCGTTCCCTTGGATGCTTCTCCAAGTTCATCTTTTACTATGTATACCTTTCCATTCTTCCTTGGTGTTGGAAGAGTAATTGTAACTGCTCCCGCATAATTTATACCGATATAATAATCTTGTGGAGTTATTGTATAAGACGATGATGTAATATACTTAAGTGGCATATCCATGTATGCCAAATTAGTTTCACCACCACCACCTAATGTGGATAGTTGTTGCTGAATTCTAGAAAGAAAAAGTTTATAATGATTCTGCAAATCATCAAGTGTTGCAAAATTTTGGTTGAGTGGTGTTAATGGGTCATTTTGTTGCTTAACATCACTTGGTTCTGCAAGAAGTCCAAGAGATTTTTCTATTATTTCCTCTTTTGGTTCTTCTATTTCTTTTTGAGTGACTTCTTCTTTTAATTCTTTCTTTTTCTTTGGAGCAATTTCTTCTTTTAAAGTAGACAAAAAAAGTTCATCAAAAGAATTCCCAACAAGATTTTCTTTCTTTTCTTTAATAACTTTTTTTCCAGTACTTATCGTTGAAAAGAAATCAGATAAGTCATTGGAATATGCTCCAAAGTCATCCACTTATCAATCCTCGTATTCTTGAGTATCCTCGATTTCACCAAAAAGACTTGTAGCAACTTCTGGCCTTACCGCATTAATTTTTTCTGCTGATTTTGAAAAAAGAATTTCTTTAATCTTATCACTAACTTCTGCAGGGGATTCGTCTGCCAAAATCATATCCATTAAATCGTCCATAGTTATAATAAGTTTTAACTAAAATTATTTATAATTCTCCAGCAGACCCCAATTCAACACCTGCTTGTTTGTCGGTCAATCCTGGTTCTTGGGGCATTGCTCCAAGTGCATTTGGGTCTTGTGGAGCACCCATAGCACCTGGAGCACCCATTGGATTCATCATTGCTGCTGGGTCTGGAATAATTCCATCCTTAATTTCTTTCTTCATTTGTGCGTTGATTTCTTTGATTTCACTATCAGTTTGACCGAGAATTTCTCTTCTTACATATTCTGCGGAGAAATAACGACCAAGATATGGGTCCATCGCAGCAACAACACCCAATTTATCATTCATCAATTCATTTTTCTTCAAATCAGAAAAATGATTATCATAAACATAATCAAACTGGATATGGTCAGACAATACCTCCCAATCTTCTAATGTTACAATATTTTTAAGAATTAATTGAGTTTTGAGTAAATCGATAAAAATTTGAGAAAATCTTTTTCTTAGTCTACCAACAAAACGAGTAAATTTAAGTTCATCTCTTAGAATTTCTGATGAACGACCGAGATTGAATCCACCTTCTGCAGCAAGTCTTGTTGGTGGAACACCTAAAGAATCATAAAGTTTCTTTTGGAAATACTCAATGTCAGCAAGTTCTCCAAGATTTTGCCCACCAGGAAGTGTAGTGATTTCGGTTCCTCTACCACCCTCTCTTCTTGGTAACCAGAAATCCTCAAGCATAGCCATATATTTACGGTCATCACGAATCTCACCAGTGCTTGCGTCATAGACAAGTTTGTTTCTATAACGGTTCATAACGTCACGCAGATACTGTTCTGCTTTAATCTTGGGAAGATTGCCAACGTCAATATAGAAAATTCTACGTTCTGGTGCTCTTGATAGTCTATAAATCACAAGACTATCCTCAATCATTCTCAATTGATTGAGTGCCTTGATTGCCTTATGAAGGAAAGAAAGAACAGTTTGCTTATTTCTATCTACAAGACCAGAAGTAACATACACAATCGCATCCTTTGCGATTTTTACGTTATTTACATCTGATACTCTATATGAAGCACTTTGTGATGACCCAACATTTGGATCATACATATAAAATTCTTCAATCTCTTGATTCCCAAAATCAATTTGATTTTTATCGTTTACAATTTTTCTATACTCAGTACCAAAAGCATCTTTATTGTCTTTTTTTAGTTTTCTTATATACTTAATTTTTAAAGCATCAATATATCTTACTTCTTTGATTCCTTCTGATGGTTTTTTGAAATCAATTACTTTATGATAATAGATTCTTCCATCAACATACCAGTTTCTAAAAATCTCGTGGCACTTCTTATCGAAGTCCATAATTTCTTTAATATACTTAAACTCTTCTCGGATAATCTCTTTCAGTTTATCAGAAGCAGGAAGATTTGAAAGGTCTATCTCTACTGGTGAATCATTTAAGTCAGATACAATTGCTTCATTTACAACATCCTCAATTGCACTATCGCATTCTGGATGCAAAGACATCTCACGATATCTTCTAATTAAATCTGCTTCACTCTTATAAACACCTTCAATATCTACATACTGACCGTAAAATCCACTTGAAATATAAAAGTCTGATTTATCTTCATCATTACGAGGAATGGGAGAAACAATCTTTGTAGACTGCTTCTCCCTATTGTCTTCAAACTTAAAACCAAACAGTTTTGCCATAGTAATGTTATTGTCCTTGTTCTACTATTTATCAGAAGTCTGAAGTGACAGAATTTGCATCAAATCTTTCTTGTGTTGAAGAACCAAGTAGGCTATTTCCTGAAGTATCAAGAGCATCCCACCATTGGACTTGAAGATCTACTGTAAATTCTTCGATGGTATCTGCCTGATCGTATGAAAGATCAATCGCACTAATAGAAGTTGGGAATGTGCCATAAAATGAATAAGATTTGAGGATATTCATTTTATTATTAGATGTCATATTAACATCAACTCCTGCTTTACCGAGTTGATAAACCTTCATATCCTTCTGATAATTGACAGGATTTAGTTCTCCAGAATTATCTTCGTGCTTATTCATA